CTTAAATGAAACAAAACACTGCCATACCACAGCTGGAAAAGCTGATGCAACAAGAATTTGACCAAATCAAAGATAATCTAATATTCAGTGCCGACGGTCTTTACCATGTGTTTGACAGCTACACAATAACTCCAAAAAACAAAGAAAGTTTTGAAGTGGCCAGACCACAGCGTGATGTCAAGACCTTTGGCAGTTTGCGTGTGGCACTGAGTTGGTGCATTGCCGACAAGTATAGACAGCTGGCACTGGCACACAGTCTACAGAATTTAGATCAAGAAAAACAACGTATCTACGCAGATATTGAGGTGCGTCAAGCTGTTTCAAAACGCATGCAGGATCCAGATCAAGCAGAATTTACCCAACTCAAGATCACCATGAAGAAAAACCACCTGTCCAGGGTGGAACAACAATTGACCAAATGTGTCAATTTGGCTAAATACTGGCAAATACAAGGATTCAATCGCGATGAAACTGCACGAATTAGACCAACACAATCAACAAGATAAAGCCCAACAGGTGCTGCAGGCCAGGCTGGGACATACCGTATCTTTTGCCAATCTGACCATGCGCGAATCTCGTCACATGCTGTTGCGTGTGCGTGGCCTGCTCAGCGAGCACAGATCCACTACAGCAGCACATTCAAGCGAACGTGATCCTGCTTATCTCAAACTGTTGATGTTGGAATCGGGTCTCAAAGGGCGTCTGAAAGAAGTGGCTCCTGTTGTACCCGGACAACCAGCTGCTGGTGCTGTTCCTGTGGATACAAAAGATCCCAAGGTACAAGCTGCAATGAAGAAAAGCCAGGCCGGCCAAACCTTGAATCCAGACGAACAAGCACTAGTTGGTGCTGTTGCTGCCAGTGCTATGCAAAAAGAATCACGTCAAGCTCGCCGCAGGTTGCGCGAAAGCGAAATCCAGCAGGCACAGGTTGTGTTGGCTGCCCAAGACATAGTTGATCAAGTACAAAAAATGTTGGAACAGATCAGTGCCATGCAGTTCAAAGACCTACCGGCCTTGACAGATTCAATCAAGAACGACATGGGTGTTGACCAAGCCACTGCTTATCAATCTGCTACTGCTGCTGCACTTACACAATTGCTACAATCAGTTCAGCAAGGTAAGACAGCATTGGAAGGCGCACAAGGAACACTGACAGGTCAAGAACCTGTTGTACCAGGTCAAGAACCTGCTGCAGACATGGGTGCAGATCTCAATGCAGAACCTGCTGCAGACATGGGAGCTGATTTAAATGCTGAACCTGCTGACATGGGTGCTGATGAAGAAGAGCCAACACCTCTTGGTGCACCAGAAGCATTAGGCCGTGACCGTCGTGTTGCTGAAGCCAAGAAAGGCAAGAAGCCAGACTTCCTGGATCTTGACAAGGATGGCAACAAGAAAGAAACAATGAAGTCAGCTGCGGCTGACAAGAAAGCAGGTCCCAAGAAAGGCGTAAATCCTTTTGCCAAAAAGAAATAATGAAACTGATTGAATTTGAAGTAAATTCAGCAAACACACAGAAACTGGCTGCACTTAGCCAGTTTTTGTTGGCACGTGCCCAAGACACAGATGCTGAAAAAAAAATATCAATCGCAGCATTTCTAGATTTGGCCAAAAATATAGGAGTCAGTTTGAATGACGCACAATTACGTAATCTTGTGCAACAGGCTCCTTTGAAAGAATTGATTGCTGATGTCACTGACACAGAAGTCATATTCAAAGGTGCGGTTGAAGGTGCACCCAACATGACAGTGGATCAGGCTCGCGAAACTGTCAATACCATGGCCCAGCGAGCATTAAACAAAAAAGGACTCTGACATGTTAGAAACAATTTTCTGGTTACTGGTAGGTGCATTTGTTGGTTGGAATTTCCCACAACCCGATTATGCAAAATCAATTCAATCTAAAATACTAGGACTGTTTAAGAAATCGTGAATGTTGTTTATATTCACGGAGCTTCGGCCTCTGGGGATAGTTTCAACTACATTCGTCACCATTTAAATCATCCTGTTGAAACTGTTATAGAGTACAACAGCACTAATGGATTTAAACATAATCTAAACAGAATGCGAGAAACTATTTCGCAATCTCGCGGCTCAATCTTTTTTGTAGCTCATAGTCTGGGTGGAATTTATGCACTGCATTTGGCACAAGACTTTTTCAATCGAACAGCAGGGGCAGTCACACTCGCTACACCCTACGGTGGATGCCGCGAAGCAGTATTGGCTCAATTCTTTTTACCATTTAATCAACTCATGCGCGACATCAGTCCTGGCAGTGAACCCATGGCCAGTGTACCCAAGATGCGTGTGCCACGAAATTGGACCAATGTGGTAACCACTTGTGGCAGCAATCCATTTATAACAGCCCCAAACGACGGAGTAGTAACTGTGGAAAGTATGAAACATTTACCAGACCAGATGGAATTGCTAATATCCAAGTCCACACACTACGAAGTAGTTTTATCGCCAGAAACAGTAAATATTATTACCGACAGAATTTGACAACGCAATTGATTGATGTTATACTATAGATGTATTAGCAGTGCATTATATGGAGTCAGACACATGTTAATATGCAGTTGCAACAAAAATGGTTTAATTTATCTCTCAAGAGAATATTATGAAGAAACTTATTTTAACAATCGCTCTGCTCGCACTTACCACAACCACAGCCCTGGCTGGTGGTTACGGCCATGGACCGCGCGGCGGGTATAACGGGTACCACGGTTATCGCGGTGGCAATGGATGGAACTACGGTGCTGCTGCATTAGGCGGTGCCATCATAGGCGGAGCATTGGTATATGGCGCAACACGTCCTTATTACGCACCTGCTCCGGTATATGTAGATCCCCCAATATATTACACACCACCACCAGTGTACTATAATCCTCCAGTTAATACAGCGCCATACAGTCCGGCTCCTGTGTTATATTGGGACGCTAATTGTCAGTGTTACAGATAATTAAACTCGCGTACTGGAGCACCAAGACATAAATAACTGTATGAAAAACAAATACGGTCTTATTAAAAATTGTCTATACTGCTCCAGTGAGTTTGTGACTAAACCCCAATTTGGTAACTATTGTTCAACTGCTTGTAAAAATCCTATTAATCGCCCAGGTCACATTCCATGGAACACCGGGATCAAACTAACAGACGAACAAAAAGCAAAACAGAATACAGACGGTCTTAAGAAAGGTTGGGGTTGGAATAAAGGTGGCACTAATGAAGTAGCACGCCAGCGTATGCTTACTAATAATCCTAACAAAGATGGTAGATTAAATAATTTAAGACCTAAAAATCCTTGTAATGATCTTTTTAAAATTTACAGAGCTCGGGTAAGAAAAGCAACTTATCGGACACTAAAAGAAATGAAACAAGCCGGCGAATGGGTTCCTGTAACAGGTAAGTATAAAGATAGTTGGCAAGTTGATCATATTATACCGCACCAACAGGGATTTGAATTAGGTATAGATCCTACTTTACTTGGCAGCAGAAAGAATGTACAATTTATTAAAGGCGAAGAAAATCGCAAAAAATGGGATAGTTTTCAACCCATGGACGTAGTACAATCTATAATAGGAGATTGATATGGCATATTCAGCAAAAGTTTTGGATCATTATGAAAATCCAAGAAATGTAGGATCATTTGATAAGGAGGAAATAGCGCAAGTGGGAACCGGCATGGTCGGTGCTCCCGCTTGCGGTTAACGGAGATGTAATGAAGTTACAGATCAAAGTCATTGATGGAATTATTACGGACGCTCGCTTCAAAACTTACGGATGCGGAAGTGCGATTGCCAGTAGCTCATTGGTCACTGAATGGGTCAAGGGGAAAACTCTTGATCAAGCGGGAACAATTAGAAATACGGCTATTGCCGAGGAGTTGGCTCTCCCGCCTGTGAAAATACATTGCAGCATCTTGGCCGAGGACGCAATTAAAGCAGCCATAGCAGATTACAGAAGTAAACATTAAAGGAAATCTAATGGCCAAACGTATTTTAATTATGGGCCTTCCGGGTTCAGGCAAGACAACTCTGGCAACAACACTTAAAAATCACCTTGAAGATATCAAGCATGAAGGCTACGGCATTGCTGTAGAGTGGTTTAATGCTGACGAAGTACGTAAGAAATTTAACGACTGGGACTTTAGCGAAACAGGTCGTATTCGTCAAAGTTTACGCATGAGAGAATTAGCTGATGCCTCCCGGGCTGATTATGTTATCTGTGACTTTGTGGCACCATTGGTAGAAATGCGCAACAACTTCAAAGCCGACTGGACCATCTGGATGGACACTATTGAACAAGGTAGATTTGAGGACACCAACCGGGCATTTATTGCGCCTACTGTATACGATTTCCGTATTACAGAGCAAGATGCAGCCAAATGGTCAGTGTTTGTTGCAGATCATATTTTAGCAGATCAACGACGTCCTGTATTTGACTGGCGCAAAGAAACAGTACAAATGTTGGGACGTTGGCAACCCTGGCACACAGGTCATCGTGCCCTGTTTGAACGCTTGCTGGAACGTACTGGCCAGGTTGTTATTCAGATCCGTGATGTGCAGGGCTGGCAGGGCAGCAATCCATTTGGCCTTGAAGAAGTCAAACAACGTATTCGTCATGATTTAGATCCATTGTATCAAGGACAGTACGAAATACAAATTGTTCCAAACATTGTACACATTGGGTGGGGTCGCGGAGTAGGATATACATCAGGTGAAGAGGTCTTTGACGAAGAAATTACTAAAATCTCTGGCACTGACATCCGCAAGCAGATGGGACTAAAATGATAACGCTAACTGAAGCAGCAGCAGCTAAAGTTAAATTCAATCTAGCCCAGCGACCCACTGGGCTTGGACTGTTAATTGGTGTTCGGACTACAGGATGCAGTGGCCTAGCATACAAGTTAGAATATGTTGATCAACTGCATACAGTACAAGACTATGACAACTACACTTGTCATGGGGTTGACATCTGGGTCAACCCCAAAGACATGCCCTATCTAGCAGGAATGAAAATGGATTGGGTCCGCAAAGGTCTAAACGAAGGTTTTGATTTTATTAATGAACATGAAAAAGCTCGATGTGGTTGTGGAGAAAGCTTTACAGTATGATAACTCAACGATATAACTATACCCCGCTCAGCCGGGAAACCATCGACGGCAAAAGACATTACTGCTTGCCTAATGGCAAGAAGGTTCCCAGCGTAACAACAATTCTAGATAAAACCAAAAGTCGAGAAAGTCGAGAAGCCTTGGCTAATTGGAAGAAACGTGTGGGTGAACAGCAAGCACAGCAAATCACCACCGAAGCTGCCAATCGCGGCACACGTATGCACAGCTACTTAGAAACATACGTGATGATGGACGATTTAAAACCCTTGCCCGGCAACCCATTTGCACATCCGTCGTGGTTCATGGCAGCTGAAATTATACTTCGGGGACTTGGCCAAGTTGATGAGTTCTGGGGTGTAGAAGTTCCTGTTTATTATAGCGGGTTATATGCAGGCACTACT